CTGTTCTAAGATTTTTATCTTTAGTTAATTCATAAACATTAAGTGTCATTGATTGATTACCATTGACACCAAACATTTTTTTTAATCTATCTTTTTGGTAGCCATTTTGATAATTAATATAGTCATTAATATATCTCATCTTTTCACCATCAGGCATTAATTGATAAATGGCTGATACTCTTTTCTTCTCTATTTCAATTAAAATATTTTTTATTCTTGCGTCATTTTGTAATTCGGTAAATTGTTGATAGCCTCTATGCTTCATATAGCTTAAAGTCTTTTCATAAGGCCCAACCATTAATCCAATTTCTTGTTCTACTAAAGAATTTATTTTAGTTAGTGTTACATCAGGATTTTCTGGATGAATAGGATTTGCTATTGCAGGATTAGAAGTAATAGCATTGATTGCCATATCTAATTTATTTAATTTAATTTCAAGTGCTCTTTCAGATGTATTCCAAGTTTCATTATCATCGTGCATCCATTTCATATTCATTATTTTGGATACATAAGTAGCTTGGTGTGTTGCACCTTCCTGCATCATAGCTGGTTGTAAAAATTTAGGAGTTTCTTCTAATTTAGTTTTAAGCCATTTATCTGTAATAGATTTAAATGCTGTTGAATCCATAGGATAATCTCTATCCACTTCATCAAATTTCTTTTTAAGATCTACTGTAAATTTAGAAAAATAAAGAGCTTGTGTTTGTTCGTTTTTAACTTTAGCAAAAAAGTCAAATGCTTTTGTAACATCATTTTTTGCATAAGCTAAAGCGGAATTTCCAAATGCTTTATCAGATTTTAAATTTCTAGCATTAGCTGCTGAAGAAACATTAACTGAAGGTGTTGTTTTTTTTAAAGTCATATTATCCTCTATCTTGTTCGTATGATTTGTAATCAAAATCTGTGTCGTACTTTTTTGGTTTTGTTTTTGTAGCGTGATAGTGTTTGTATTTGCCATAGCCACCACTAACATCAGCAACAATAGACAAGTACCCACCAAATACTTTATTCTTTGTTTTAAGATTACTAACATATCTTTTGTTTTGAAGTACTCCCACAGCATATGTAGTATTTAAACTCACTATTCTTTTATCGAGTGCTGTGATTCTATCTTGATCTTCATTGACTGCTAGAAAATGTCTTGAAGAATCTAGATAACCATTTGATACCGCATATACTAAATTTTCATTCTTTTGTTTTTGTCCTGCTTCTGTAATTAAATTTTTTTCAATATCTCCTTCTAATACAGTTCGTTTCTCATCTAGACTTAATTGATATTCATAAGCTTTCTGTTCTGCTTTAGCAGTTTGAATATCACCATAAGTTGCAGCTGCTGAAAAAACAGCACTTGCTATCATCAACTCTGGCCCACCAGCTTTAGCTATTGGGCCAATATAATTATAAGAATCTTCTTCTATAATATTATTATCTATATCGTAAACTATCTTATTATAAATCTTCATACGAATATTACCTCTACTGCCATTCCTAAAAGTTTCATAGGTAAAGGATCATCCTGGGAAATTGTTATTGTTGGATTTCTATCATAACCTAAAAAATAAAATTCTTTTTTTGAAGTCACAGGTACAAGATCAGCACCAATAGTATCTGATACTTGTTGTACTACTAAAGATTTAGCAGAAGTATCTGAAGCTTTAACTGTCATATCTAATGTTGTATTAATATCTATAATAGCTTTAGAGATTCGTCTAGGTAAACCTGTTAATGGCCCTTCAGGTAATTCTTTATCAATAGGCATTGTTTCTACAGAAGGAATATAATTAAATCCTATTTTTATTCCTGTAGCTCTAGCTCCTACTGATGTTGTTAAAGTAATAGTATTAGATCCTGAAACTACATAAGCTCCTAATGAACTATAACCTTCCACAACATTAACTGTTTCAGTTTGATATATAGCATTTACAGTATGTAAAAATCCTTTAGTAAAAGTTATAGCAGCTCCATCAGCTGGAGTAGCTGCTAAAGTTTTATTAAGTATTAATGTATATTGTCCTCCAGTATCATCCGTTAAAGAAGAAATAGTATATTCAGTTGCATTTCCTGCAATGGTAAATTGTTCATTCACTACAGGAGCAGATGTTAATCCATCAATTATTAATGTTGTTCCTGTTTGTGAAGCTCCATCAACAAGAGGAGTTCCTCTTTGATTTAATGTAGAAAGAGTTTCACAATCTAATGTTGTTGTATCTTCGTCTGCAAATTTTTCTAATGTATAAACTGTACTTGAATTAAGAGTTCGTTTTACACAAGCAATTAAATTTTCATTTAAAGCAATAATGGATTGATATCTATCACCACTTCTTGTAAACCATTTACTCCAACCTGCTATTTTTTCATCTCTAATAGAATGAAAAACAGAAAGTTGACCAGGAATTGTTGATCCATTATTAATAAAGAAAGCATACTGTTCAGGTCTAGTATTATTACCTTTCATTATAGCAATTTGTTTTGGTGAATCTACTAAATGTTGTGCAAGAACAGATACAGATGCAGATTTATATCCACCTTCTATATCTGAATAAATAAATTCTCTAATTGATTTACCATTCTTTTGAACATATCCTGCTGCTTGATCAAACATTTGTGGAGCTGTTCTACCAATACCATATGGTGTTTGTTTTTCAATTGAAACATTAGAAGGTGAAACAGTATTATCAGATGCAGGAGGTACAAAGTATTCTCCACCATCAGTAAAAATTAATAATTCTTTTCCAGATAACATATGTCTTACTTCATTAACTTGATCACCTGCAATATCTAAATCAATTGCATCATTAGCACCACCATCATCTACATCAAAATTTGTATATTCAGAAGTTTTAGATGCCATAACAGCAGCAGGTCTAGACAATACTCCACCAAACCAAAGTCTACTATGATGAAAAGTTACTGCCTGAGGATAACCTCTTAAAGTAGATATTGTTTGTTCATCCCAATCTGTAGTCGCTGTTGTATTATCTAAAGTTTCATTAACTGTTGCAGTCACTTGAGTAGCACTTGTATATCCAGTAATTGTCATTGTTTTTTTATCTTTTCGTATTTTCAGTCCTGACCAGGCAGAAGTAAAAGTATCAGCACTTGCTGTAACTGTAACAGATCCTGTAGTAGCAGATGTTCCAATTGTAGTAGTGGAAGTTGCGTATTTATAATAAGGTTGATAGATTGGATATCCAGAAGAATGAGTATCAAAAGCAAAAACATTAACTGTAAAAGCTGTTGCTGAAGATCTAAATATTTTTCTAATAGCATTACTTCTATGAGTTACAAATATTGTATCTCCAAATTGAGCAAAGTTTAATTCGAATAATTGAGCAGTAGTCCAATTACAATTTGTTGTATAATTAGATGTTAGAACTGTTCCAGCTACATTATAAACATCCATTCTTCCATTTGATAAAGCTATAATAGCTACTTCATCATCAGAAAATATAAAAGGAATTAATCTAGATTCCGCAGGTAATGTAGCCAAGTAAGTTGTACCTGGTCTTCTCATTAATCCACCTTCAGCTAATAAGGCAAAATTATGACATTGTTTTGCACCTTGAAAATATGAATTTACGTCAGTACGAGTAGCTAATAAAGGATTAAGCTCACCTGAAGAAAAATTGGTAATGACAGTTCTTAATGCTCTTGCCATTATACATCTGTTCTTGTAGATCGTCTAAGATTTAAGAATCTATTCGTATCTAACACTTTAGATGTAGTTTCAGTAGAATCTATATTCTTAGCAACAAGAAACTGCCTTTCAGATAACATTTTAAATTGTTCTATCATTCCATTATCTCTAGCAACTGAACCAGCAAATAAAGCTGCTAGTTCATATTCTACAGCTAATCTAAAATGAGGAGGAAAATATTCTTCGCCTACTTTATAAATATAATCCATAACTAATGTACTGGAAGAACCATAACCATTTACATAAATATAATTTTGATATCTTGCATAAGGAATAACGTAATCATTTACTGTTATCGAAATAATATTTAGGACTGCTGGATTAGTTGGTAATGCGTAAGCATAATCATATCTTCCTGTTGGTGTACTGCTATGTAATGATAATGCTGCTTGAGTTGTAGCGAATCTCCATCTATGTCTTGTTAGACAAGATTCTAATACATCGGTATATAAATTTGAGGCAACTGTTGCTTCTGTACTTCCATCGCTAAATGAAGATATAGGTTGAGCACCTATCATCACTAAAGCTCTTGCACATATATCTATATCTGTTGTTGCCATATTCTTTTTTATTTATCAGTAACCTGGGCGAATTTCTTCGCCCAAGTTATTTCTAAGCTTTACGCTAGAACGACTGTATTTAGATTAGATCCGCCATCTTGAACAGATACTAAAAGTATGTCCACCGCAGCGTT